TTAGCTGCTAATAATAAATGATCGCCTGCTTTCATTTTAGTCTCCTATTTTTGCGTTTACTTTTCTATGTTTTTTCCATGCAACAAAACCACCAAGTCTTAGAGCCCAGTAAGCTAGATAATTTAAGAAATAGAATCCATTTATCTCGATGTTAATATCTCTAAATACTTGATCCATCCATTGTTGGCTTTTTCTACCGATGGTCTTTCCATCTTGTAATAATAATGTTTGATACTTATAACCATAGTCATGAATTAAACCACCAATCAATAAGACTCCAACTGGTGATAAAAACTGTGCTAAAAACTTTGGAACACTCGCTCCATCAAACTTAAATCCTTTTGGTATGACAAAATCTTTTCCAGCAAGAGAGTAATTAAAATCTTCAGTTACTTCCCAATGTCTGGTACCAAATACCCATAGCATTAAAGCTCCCCAGAAACCTTTACCTTTTGTGGCTATTCTAATTGGTTTCATATGTGGATAATCTTCGTACTTAAAATTTATAGGTACGCCTTTTTTTCTGTCAAATAAATTAATAATGAATCCTATAATGACTAATATGATGAATATAGTCATTGGCCAAAATTGCATAGCCAAACCTATAATGAAATCCATTACTGTTTCTCCTCTTTAAGAATCCAAATTACTTTGGTGTTAGTATTATCTATAACTTTGTGTTCTTCGATTTGTTGATTATTTTTATTTAAATTTTCTTTAAATTCATCATATAAGAAAGATGCTATTAAAGAACCCATTATTGATTCAATCATTACTTTTTATCTTTTGGCTTTACTGCCTCTTCATAATATATTATAATTTCTTTTTGCTGTTCTATATATCTTTTTATTTCTTCAAAGTTAAGTGCTAAATTTTTAAATGATGCTGGATCTAATCCATATATCACAAACTCGCCCATGCCAGCTTTTACTTTTTTAATAACTTCAGGTAAATTTTTTTCAGTTATTACAATAATCTTTGTTTCCAACATTTTAACTGCTTTTGGCTTTTGAGCAATTGCGATAGTTGGAGATATTACTTTTTCAACTGTAACAATTTCTTTTTCTGGTTTCCAACTACAACTACTTAGTAGCAGTATTGATACCATTGAACATGTTAACAACTTCTTCATTTATTCTCTTTTCTGTAGCTGCAGGGTCTGCGATACTATTTTTGACTATATCAGTTTCTGCCAGTATCTTTGCAATCTTTTTATTATTTTCTTCAGCAATAGTTAACTTGTTATTTAAGTCTTTAGTTAACTTAATTTGCTTTTCCATATTTTCTTTGAGAGCTTTTATTGTGGAATCTTTTGCCTTGACAGCAACTTCAAGCTTTGCATTATTATCACGTAGTACCGCCATACGTTGCATAGTGTCATTATATACAAAATACGCGCCATAGCCTATTCCTCCTAGTATAACTAGGATAAAAACAAGAATGTAAATTCTAGCCATAATTATCTTCTATGTATTTTCTAAATCTCTTTAGTAATACTGGCATCTTATCTTTACGTCTTCTCTTGTCGTGAACAGCTGTTGTTTTAATTCTAGGTCCCATGTTTTTCGTATCTTGAGGAATACCAGCCATAGCAGTAGTCATCTGTTCGCTTGATGCTTTTGCTTGTGCCATAGCCTCTGGAGAAGGAGCTCCTTTTTCGCCTTTCTTACGCATGCGCTTTCCAGACTTTCTTCTCTTATTGATATTATACCATAGTCCTTTATTTTGTTCTTCTATATCTTCTTTTTGCATTTCCTTAGTCTTCTTCTTCATTTTATTTATATAAGCTCGGTATATAGCAGCGGCAGCAGTCTTGCCAGCCACTCTTGCTCTTTGTTCCATGGCTATCGCAGCTTGTATCTTATGAGCATGTTTTCTACCTGACTTTTTTATTTTAGCTACTGATGCTTTTGCGTCAGCCGGAGTTGCAAATTTCAAGCCGTGAATCGTACCTTTTGGATTCTCGTCTGTATATAAATCACTGTGTTTATCAGAACCTGCAGGCTGTCCTTTTTTTCTTGGTATTCTTTTTGTAGCTTCAAACATATCAGTACTCGGACTTTTTCCAGATTGTTTAACAACTTTCAGATCATCACCGACCAATGGTGAATACTTTTTAGCTGCTTTATTTGCACGTGCTTCTGAACTATGCATACTAAACGTGTACCTTGACTTTGGCGCGTTGGGATTTACAACCACGTGAGTGTATGGTTTTATCTTGGCTCCTTTTTGCCTGCCAGCTACTCTCATTGTCCGTTTCCTCCACCATTTCCACTAGAACCATTTCCACCATTTCCGTTACCACCATTTCCATTTCCACTACCGTTTCCGTTGCCATTACCATTTTTATTTCCATTGCCATTGCCGTTTTTCTTCGGCTTCTTTTCAATGGCTAAGTTTATATACGGTCTGAATCTCATAACTCTCACGCCTTTTTTTGGTACGCATGATTTAGTTTTTTTATCATACTTGTAACCCGGGGGACACTTCATCTTATCAACTCACTGGCAGTAACATATATAGATTTATTCGTGTTAACGTGCAGCGCTTCATATACATCTACGCCAAACACGTCTCCAACTGGATAACAATCATCTTGTATTCTTATCTGATCTCTTGGCCAGACCAGCTCGTCACATGATTTATTTAAAAGTTTTGCGTTCGCTACTTTATATACACCGGGTGTTAACTGTTTATTATCTAACAAGAACCATTCATTTTTCTCGTTTAAAAAATCTAGTACATCAACGTCAAGTTCTTTACATATTTTTTCTAGTCCTTTTGTTCCGACTTTTTCTTTAATGAGAAAGAGCGCACTCGCAAAAGATCCAAGTCGAGATCCACCCCCTGGAATTTTTGCAACGAGCCTTTTGATGTTAGCGGCAAGGCGAATAAAAGGAGTATAAGCAGACTTTTTTTCATCAGTATCCAGCTTCACGTTCTTGTTTCTCTTTCCGTTCTCGTCTATAATCCCTTGTTTATAGGCATCCCAGTCTTTCCAATCCATAACCATCATTCTTATGAATCGAAAAGTATATCCTAAATCTGCTGCTCTTTTTAATATACCCATTAAATTTTCCTTAACACGTTAACTACTTCAGGGTCCATAGTTATTCCAGTGTACTGATCATTCTCAATATAATTTAAAAATATTAAAAATGGTTTCATAACTGGCCAATGCTTATCTTCTAACTTAAACTCTAATATATTTAAAGCAGCCTCAATACCAAACACATTAAAAACTACTATCAAGTGATTAAGTATTAATCGTTCAGGCAATTCATCTGTTTCCAAATAACGATTTAATAATCTCTTAATATACTTAAATCTTTTTAAATCTTCATTGAACTCATCAGCATCTGCTAACTTATTAGTCCTGTAATGCTTCGCAGCATAAAGAAAAAGATTCTTATCATTTAACTCTTTAAATCTTAACATAAAATTATATATTAAGACTTATAGTACCTCTTTGAGCTCCTCGATTAAATCAGCTTTATTTTTTCTTCTATCGAGTTCTATACCATTTTCTCTACCAAGAGCTTCAAGTTCTAATTTAGTCATTGAATCTAAATCAGTAGCCTCATCACCGAACCATTCTTCTTTTGCTTCCTCTGCAGTAGTCGGTGATTCGGTTAAAGTTTGAATTTCTGGTTCTACACCAAAGAACTCGTCTATCTGAGACTTTGATATTTTTTGAGCTACTAGTAACTCTCCAGTTCTTTTATTCTTCCAACCTTGTGGAGTTGGTATCGCGCCTTTTGCCCAATTTGGTGGTTTTATAGCCATAATTATTTTCCTCTCATCCTTTTTCTTGCTTTCATTTGATCTTTATTTAGTGGAAAGTTACTTTGTGGCTTCATTCTTTCTTTACCTTTGTCAGGAGCATTGCCAGAGTAATCTCCATGAAACCCAGCCTTATAAGCTTTTTCAATACCTTTGTCTTTATGCTTTGCAGAAAAAGCATCCATGCTACCTCGAGAAGTTCTACCCTTCATTCCCTTTGGTGCTCTTATTGTTGGTTTTCTGCCTCGGGCTTGATCTTGTTTTTCACCGGCACGAAAAGCTCTTTTCAATACTGCTTTACGGTCAGTACCAGATCCTTTTATTGATCCTTCATTTTTTTTTCCTACTACTTCATTAACTGCAGCTAATAAGTCGTTCATAGTCTTTCCAAATATACCGTACTTGTCGTCAACTACACTTTCCATTTTAGCTGTTGGGTCTTTTATAGGAGTTGCGCTTGGCTTGATGTTTTGGTCGCCACTTGCAATATTATCTCCGCCAGATCTCTTCTTAGCTTGCTTCATCTTTTTATCGGCTTTATCTTTTTCATTAGCCTCTAAAGATTTTTTAACGTCTAAGTCTGCAGCTCCAGATTTAATTTTATCTTGAGCTCCTTTAGCCATATCCATGGCTCCTTTAGATGACTGACTTTTGTCTAGTATACCTTCTGGAGTAGTAGCACTCTTGTAATGCGCTGCTCTATCTCCTTCGAGTACTGAAATTAATTTTTCTCTAAATGTCATCTTGCTCTCTTTCTGATCTGCAATTTTATTTGCAGTGTCTTTTTTCATAGTAACCGGATGAGTCTTTCCACCAAAGTTGAATTTCTTCTTACCGGCTTTTGCGGCTGCAGCTGCTGCGCCATGGAAGGCGGTTCTTTCATTTGCTGGAATCTCCTCAGGTATATGATACTTTATACTTTCTTCCATGGGATTCTCCTTTACATCCATACGTGAGCCACATAGGCTCCAAGTATAGCAACAATTAGTGCCATACCAATCTTATTTATAATTCCTACAGTTCTTGAGTTATCGTCAACTGTTTTCTGTATCTCGTCTAATTTTACTGAAAGTTTATTTAATCTTTCTCTCATGTTCTCGTGATCGTCTTGCAATGCTATTATTTTCTCCTCTGCTCTCGCCAAAGAAATCATAGCATCAGCGAGCTTGTCTATCTTTTGCTCGATCCTATCTAATCTTGATTCAGTTGTCTCGTTCTGAGCCATACTATTGTAATCCTTTAGTATTTGATGTATGAGATCTTTGTCCATAAATATATTTATGTGATGTCATAAAATTGACACCAATAAAAATATGACAGTTATTTTTGTCAAAAAATTGACAGTTCATCTTTTGCCTTGACCTCTATACTTTTTAAAACTTTTTCTCTTGTGTTTATTCATAGTTGAAAATATAGGCTTACGCCCAATTGTAGTACCGTGTTTTTTTGGTTCATGTATTTTAACTGAACGAAATAACTTAGGCATTACTCACTCTTCCACAATGTCCATATACCATAAGCAATTGCTAATCCTGCAGCAATCTTTGCTAATGGAGCTAAAAATAAAATCATTAAACCAAGAGCTATAAGTATCGCTCCGTCCAATGTAGTTCTTTCTTTCATTCTTTCTGTAATCCAATATTTGATCATTACCACTTTTCCTTATCTGCCCAGTATGCCGCTGACATTTTACCTTTGGCTATGTTTTTAGCGTGTCTGGCTTTAAATGATTTACGTCTTGCTTTTTGTCTGTCAGACTCTCCTTTCTTAGGAGCTCCTGCAGTGCTTACACCTTGTTGTCCAAACCTTATGGTTTTTATTTTATTTCCATCTTTTGCTACCACAATATGAGAACTAGTCGGATGATTTGGAGTACGTTTTGCTTTATTATATCCGGACACTCCTGCAGCTTTAAGTCTTGGATCTTTTTCTTTTTCTAATATAAATTTTTTAAATCTATCCAAACTCATGACCCGCTATCCTTTTCATTTGTCTATTAAACTCTGCTTGATCTGGTTTTGACTTGTATAATTTTTTAGTAAGTGCACTGTTCTTCTTGCCTTTGATTCTGTACTTATAACCTTTTTCTTTATGTTCAGGATCTGTAGTCTTTACTAGTCTTCTTTTATACTGAGCCTCATAAGACTCTGGTCCTTTTGGAGCATCAGTCTTTCCTCTCATTCCTTCTTTTACGCTTTCACCCGGTGTTATCTTCTTCATCAGTCTTACTGACTCCGGTGAACCATAATCATATTTGTATTCGCTTTTTATTTCTTCTCTACCTTGCGCTTTATCTCTAAAAGCTTTTTTTATCTTGTTCTTAGTAGTTCTCTCAACGTCTGTAATCATAGAAGGTTGTTTTACTATTTTTCTCAGCTTCTGTAATAATTGCCCCGGAGTCTTATCGTCCATGTACATGTCTGGCAGACCGGCTATTGATACTTTATAACTACCTTCTTTTTGTACAGCTTTTTTTACTGGTTTTTTAGTTCTATCTAGTTCTGGTTTAGTTTTGTCTCTATTAAGTTGAGAAAATAATTTTAAGCTGTTACCTGCTAACTTAGCTTCTTTTTGACTATCACGCTTATCAAGATATGCGGCAATAGCCATCTTATGTCTTTTCTCTTTAGACTTACCTTTAAACTGTGGAGCCTTAGACTTTCTAAAGTCTTTTACGTAATCTCCTGCTGTTGCATTTTTTCCTAGTGGCATTAGTGTGTCTTCTTTATTTTTAAATTTTTATCCGGATGCGGTCTTACATGTTTACCATCAGACTCAAATTCGGGATGCATGTTGTGCGCATCTTTCGACTGGTCATGCGCAGTTTTAGCTGCAGATTTATATTGCGAAGAATCAGTACCATGTTTCTTAGCGGCATCGTGCGCTTTTTGATGCGCTCTGGCAGCATGATAATGTTTTTCATGTGTATAGTTATGATCTGTTTTATGATTGTATCTCTCAGCTGAACCAAATCCATCAATACGTTTTTTTGCCTCTATCTCATGACTCTTTGAGTAAGCATCATGGTGCGCTATTGCTTTTTGATGATATGCTATATCTTCATTTAGCAAAGACTCTCTTAATTCGAAAAAATCTCTCATTGCTGTCTCCTACTTTGCCTTCATTGCTGTTTGCATGGCTTTCATGAGATTATTCATATCTTTTGAAAGAACTTGAATGTATCTACCTCTTTCACCATAGTTAATTTGATAACCTATGCCACCTTTGAGACGTGTCTTAGTAATTTGTATTCCAAATTTATCATAGACGTCTTCGCCTTCTTCAATTTTCTCAGGTTGCACGACATCGAGAATTGCTTGTCTTAAACTCATTTCATGCTCCTTACTTTTTTACGAGTACCTATAGATCTAGTATCGCCCTTATCCATCATGCCTTTCATACCAGCAGCTGGATCAGACTTACCGTGATAACCTTGTGCGTACCCTGGCTTTAACTTTTTAATCTTGCCGCCTTTAGCCTTGAAAGCATCAATTGCTTTTTGATGCGCTGCCTTTTCTGCGTCAGTCATTCCTTCTGATTTTGCCAATCTTTTAGTAGCTCTATCAATACCACGCATTCTCATTGCCGCTTTACGCTCTGGACTTTTCTTATAGTCTTGATGTGGATGTGAACCACCTACTGCGCTTATTGCATCAACTGTTCCTTGATCTCTACCTTTAAAGTACGCGTCTCTTGAAGCCTTGCCGATATAATTTGCTGCAGTTCTTTTTGATATTTCTTTGACCGTGCCCTCCGAGTTGAGTTTAGCGAGTTTAGTGTGCGACACTAGCTTCGGAAAACTATGCTTAGGTTTACCTGTCTTAAATTTTCCAGCGTCTTTAGTTGTTCCAATAGCTGTCTTACTATATTCATGAGCATCTTTAGCAGCTTTCTTATATTTTCCTTTAGGATCATATTGAGTTAAATCGCGAGCTTGTATATGAGCAGCATGTGCTTGTTTATGAATATCGATAGCGCGACCGTGCATATCTTCGTTATCGCTATTATGTTTTCCATGATGATATTCGGAATGATGACGCATAGCGTGGCTTTTATGAGCCTTTGCCATGTCATTATGATAACTAAAGCTTTCGTTAACTGATTCTTTTTTAGATTTCTTCTTACCCTTACCACTAAGATCAGAATCGGCACCGTAATAAGTACCTTTACCTTTTCCTATGTAAGAGTTAACTCTTGCCATTCCCCACTGCTGTGGTGTTGTCCCTGGTCTATGACCAGTTCTCCAAGCCGCCATGCCTCTGTTGTATACCTTTTTTAACGTGCCGTAAGATATACCAGACTTAGCTGCTTTTTTCTTTAAGCCTTCATTCTCTAATAACTCGTCAAAAGCTTTTTCATAAGTTGAAAATTTAAGCATTTGCTGTACTCCTGTTTTTAATCTTTCTTACTTTAGCGCGGTCCAACATTCGAGCATGTTTTATTTTATCGACCATCTTTTCGCGTTCTATTTTTTTCTTTGCTAATTCTACTGCGTCTTCACCATACATTCTTCTATACTTTAAAGTATGTACACTTGGCTTTGTTTTAGCAGTTTTATCGCCCGGGGCTTTCTTATAAGCCGCAGGATTATCATCGTCGTATTTACCATACTTCTTAAAATGCGCAAGTCTCTTTTGTTTAGTTGACTTGCTTAGTCCTTTGTAATATACTGAAGGCTGACTCCCTTTTGCCTTTTTAACATCTTTGTCTTGCGCAACTTCTTTTTTTCTTTCTTTTTCTACAAGCTCGATAGAATCAAGCCACTTCCTGTAGAACTTGCCGTCTTGTTCAATGATAACATAATTAGATCCAAGATTGGTAACACGAGCGAGTTGGTCACTGCCCACGACAGTAACACTATCACCAATATTAAAAAGATTTCCCTTGACATATTCCTCTCGTTTCTCTGAAACTGGAGCAAGATTCAACGTGTTATAATATTGATTTACTTCTTTAAGTCCCATTCCTTTTCTCACTTGATTATAAACCCTTTTAGCTTCTGCGTTTGAAACATTTCTTGGCAATCCTTGAGTAAACTGAGAGAAGTTTCCTTCTGCTGCAACTTTTCTCATCTTTGACGCTGACATACCTGTGACATCATCAGCGTCTGGATCCCTGTCTCCAGCCGATATGGTGTTAATTCTATTGAAGTTATATAATCCGTGTCTTCCTTTAACACCATTATACTTATTGAGTAAAGTATTAAACTCAGTGACTCGGTCAGAACCGACGACCATAGTTAAATTCTTATACCCTTCGTTAAATAATCTAGTAGCGACATCAAATACATTTTTAATTTTTTTATCAAGCATTACTTGCCTTGCATGCTTTGGAAAGAACTTCCTTACTATCTTTACTTTTTCTTGATAAGGTAGTGGATTCTTTTTCTTATCTTGACTTTGAGATAAGAATACTTTGTACGAATTCTTTCCAGACTTCTTTGCTAATTCATTCATTAATTTTTCATGACCAGTTGTAGGAGGATTCATTCGACCAAACGTAAAAAATACGGTCTTCTCTTCTTCTACTAGGTACTGTTTAAAAGAACTTATCATTAACCTTTTTTCCTTTGTACCTCTTTTTTACGAACATCTTTGAATATTCTCTTCGCTATTCTTTTAATTCTTGCTTTAAGGGCTGGCTTGTCCAGTCTTTTTTCTATTTCTTGTTTTCTAGCAAATGTAAGTTCACTCTTTGGAATACCACGAGTTAACTTCTTCGCTATTTGGCCTCTTGCCTGTCTCATTGCTCTCTTTTCGAGAGTCTTTTTATTTGCCATCTTCCTCATGGCACGTTGTTTTCCAATTTTTATTCTTGACTTCATACGCTTCATGAGTCGAGAACGTTTCATTCTTTGTTGTAATGTTAAAGCTTCATCAACAGATTCTGCAACTACTAATTTTATCTGACCTTTTTTATACATTGAACCTACTTCGCCTGTATCTTTTTTAATTAGAGAAGTTACATTTCTTAAATCATTTTTCTTAACAGTTAACTCATGTTTTACATTTTTTGGAAGTTTAAACATTCCACCTCTTTTATTATAGACGTGTGTAAAGTTTATTTTACCAAGAATCTTTTGAACCTTTGCATTGAATTTATCCGATTCTGCTTTTGTTACTTCATTAACTGTCTCTTCATAGATCTTGTCCATTTCTTTTTTAACTTTAGGATCTTTTAAGAGATCTTTCGAAATCTTTTGAATTGCTGTCTTCTTATCGATCTGAGATCTCATGTTAAATCTTTTATCTCTTATTATCTTTAATGCGGCTTTAACTTGGTCTGCTGCAGATAAATTCCTTACTGCTTCATCAACTGATTCTTTATGAATATCCATTCTAGTTCCAGATTGAGTCTTAACGTAATTCTTTACTTTATAACCATG